CCAGCTTCTTCATATGACATGTTAACCAAACCTTCATCAATTAATCTTTTACGATTAACTAAATGTGCTGCTTGGGTATCTTCTTTAGAACCGCCATAATACAGTACTGCGTGGCCATCTTCGATTAAAGCTGCTGTTACAGTCTTCTTTACACCTTTATGTTCAACATCAAAGTCACCAAGGATTCTTCCAAACTTTCCCTTCATGTCTTCACCACTTTTATTGATTTGAGTTTTTAATATTGCAGTTTCTCCTAACATGTCTATTAATGCAGCTTTAGCTGCTTTACCAAATACTTTCTCAACTTTATCTGAAGTTCTACTTTCAGGTGTATCTATTCCCATTATTCTAACTCTTTCATCATTTAATTGAACTCCAAAACCTAAATCGATATCCACATCAACCGTATCTCCGTCTATAACGCGTTCTATTTTTACTCTGTACTCATACATAATAATCTCCCATGATTATCTGATTAAAGTACTATTTATAAGAAATGCTATTTATAGAAGGTATGATCGTTAATTACTACTGTTTCATTTAAGTGTTCTGCCCAATATGGATAGACATAATGATTATGATAATGTGTTGCGCCTTCAGTTACATCAAAAAACACTCCTTGTATAGTAAGTCTTGCAATATCAATGGATTCCATCCATGTTGCAGAATCTGTAGGCATATCTGATTTACCATCACAATACCAACTGAATTGACACATGTGTCTGATTGGAACTAAATTTCCTTTCCAGTTTTCTTTCATTTTTGCTTGATAAACTACTTTACAAATAGTATTTGGATATGATAAATTGGCTACTCTATTCATAGTTGTATTTGCTACTGCAACTTTTCCAACCTTTGGTTGATTACCTGATTCAAAATATATATTTTGAGCTAAACAATAAAGTTCATCGTTTACATCAATTGCATTAGCCTTTTGGGTTATTGTTAATAGTCCTATAAATATTATTAACATAACACATATATGAAGTGTTCTAAATTTTTTCATTTTTTACTTTACCTATTGTTTGCAAACACAAATTCGATTGCACGTTCTGCTTCTTTTTCTATTGGTCGTTTTACATACCAATTTCCGGTTTCGCTATCTAAATCGCGAATTATATATTCGATTTCTTTTGCAGTTATTGGATAACCACGAGATGTTGCATTTCCAGCAATTGAAACCATTATTTGGTACATTCCATAATACCAACCACCTTCTGTTGTTCTTTTATATTCTTCTACTTTCTTTTGATTAACAAATGGACAATCAGAATATCCTGTCCATGTAAAATTTGTATTTGTTAATTTTGACTTTCTATCTTTTATAATAGCTTCTTGAATTGCTTTTGGAAATTTTGCAAACATACCTCTATTTGGTTCTATATACGTATGTTTAGACATTAATTCTGATGGATCCATTATATCACCATCATGTGTAAAAATAAAATTAAAACTATCTTTATATTGATTAGGAATATAATACATGCGACTTAAATCTTTAGTTTGCGCATCTGCAATATCGCCTATTTCTTTATTTAAAGCAAACCAAAAATGTTTAATTTCTTCTTTATCTATCCATCGAGTAAGAGGAAATACTAATCTAAATTTAGGATGCTCTACTCTAGAGCTTGCCGTTGAATAGCATATGTATTTATATTTTGCATATATTGATTCAATTTCTTTTATATCGCCGATATAGTCATCGACATCAACAATACCAAAGCCGCCCCAAGCAACCACATTATTATTAGCACGAGTTGTATTAGGCAAATATGTAGCAGGACTAATAAGAGGTGCTTCAGACTTAGTAGGGTATTTATTGGACTCGGCAAGTCTATAAAGGACCTTTTCAAATTCATCGAATGACGGATAGTCCATTCTTTTATCCGTTTTATTATCATATATTGAATCAAATATCGTTAGGGAAATTTCCATGATTACCTTTATGTGACGGAGCTACCCAGCCTTCTGGCTTAATAAGATCTGGAAGATTTAATGGATTTGGCCTTTCTGGCTTTATTCCAACTTCTTTACTTAAGTTAGCTTTTAGAACTTCATTCCATGCTTCATTAGCATCAACTCCAAACGCATCAAGCGTTCCAATTGCTACTACACATAGATCTATTAAACCGTCTACTATTTCTTCTGCATCATTATTCAATACTGCTGTAGTTGTTTCATCTAATTCTTCTTTTAAAAAATTAATACGAAATTCTAAGTATTTAGCCAAAGCTTCTGGATTATTTCTATTCTCATACATCCAAAGTTTAGTTTTATACTTGTATTGCATATTAGAGATGTCTTTTACCCAATCATTATCATTCATTATACTATAAGTCCTTGTTTTGGTGGTACAACAATTCCACCTGTTGCTTCTTTATATTGATTTAATACATCATCAACAGGATCGGCCATAAACATTATTTTTGATTTGCTAATAGTTACTCCGTCTTTTACTGTCGTGTAAGGCATCCATTGCATAAATCCCATTTTGCCTTCTTCTACGGCATATAAAGCAATGGGTTCTTTAAAATTGACGTCTCCATCAGTATCATCTATAATTGTAGCGAGTATTTCTTCACCGCTTGTTAATCTAATTAATTTTATATTTTTCATCTTTTTTTCCAGTTAGGGGTATATTATACCATATATTAAGGCATTTGTACATGCTTATGCGAAAAAATCTTCAAGTGTAGATATTTCCTTTGAGTTCCATCCGATAGCCTCTAATATCGGATCTATTGAATCCAAAAACGTTTTTTGGAATTGCAATTCGTAATTGATATATTTGTGTAATCCAAATTCTTCGGGAAGATATTGTGGAAATGATATCACATTTTCTTTAATTGGGTTTGGGATGCGAAGATATATAAATTTAATCTTCTCACCGTTTTGTATACGTTCATATTTTTGAGTTAGAGATTTGTCTTGTAATTCTTTATTATATAATAATCCACCTCGTACATGAATTGGAGTACCTTTCTTATAAATCAATTCTTTATCTTTAAATGCAGATATTTTAGTTATTCCACGAGGAAATGCAATCTCATGTGGTTGAAGAGATTTAAAATATGATTTAAATTGTGATATCGATTCTTGTACTTTATTCTCATTACCACTAACAATAACTTTAAATATTTGTTTTAGTGCTTCGCGACAAGGTGCTGGGGTAGAAGATTTAATAGCTTCAATACCCATAATCTTAAGTTTAGGTGATGCATATCGTACTCCTTCATTATCAAATACATTTAGAATGTAACGTTTTTTGGCAGTCCATATACCAACATCAGCAATAACCTCTCGGGCCATAACCATTTTATTTTCTATACCACCAAGGAGATCATATAATTCTGCATACGATTCTTTAAGAACCGGTTCAAGTTTATCTTGACATACTTTATCTAAGAAATCAATTGGATTAGAAGGATTAACTGCTTGTACTAAATCATCTAGGCATACATACACCGAATCGGTGTCGATGGCCAAGACATAATCTTTGGTGGCATTAGATTTAAGCACAGATTGTAAGTAGGCATTAAGCGATAATTCGGCCCATCTAATCGTAAGTTGTCCGGTGAGAGTAATTGCTTCTGCGATACGTTGATCGAAGAATCGGAAATAACGATTACCGAGAGCACCATAAAGACTGTTAAGTAATAACTTAATAGCCATTTGTTGGTTTTCAGATATTGCAATATCCCTTTCGATTCTATATAATTCTTGTTTATCATCTTTATTTACCTGTTGTAATTCTTGTTGAGCGTTAAGCATAGCTCGTTTTATGCTTACACGTTCATTGTACATACCTTCAATAATAGTAGGTAATATACCCTTTTTATTTATATTAAAATGTTGCCCATTTGCAGCAACGCTTTCACCTGGACAATCGATTAAGAATGTTCTACCAGCTGCTTTTGCATCTATTATTTTATCGACATCAATACTAGAAACATTACCATCAATAATAGTTTCTGGTGACATATTATATTGCATAATAATAGATGGATATAGAGAGTTTAAGTCAAAACTAACTACGTTTTTATGCATACCAACAATAGGATCTTTTACAAAACCTCCTGGATATGCAGATTTAATCTTATCTTCTGCAAAGGGAACTATAACATTTTTATCGTAAAGATTACGAAATATAATAGAATCCCATATTGCAGTTGTACCAAATGTATCACCATAGTTTACACCACCACGATAGGCCATTGTTACTGCAAGAGTAATTAAACCAAGTTTATCTTCTAAACGATCAACTAATTCAACGTCTTTTATGTTATAATCGATGAATTTTTGATAGTCAAATTTGTATAAATCAAATAATCCACTATGTTCTTCATATGATAACTTACGTTCACCAAGAACAACATTTGCGATATGATCTAATTTATATGATTCTTGTGGACCATATGAATGGCCGAACTTTTTGAATAATTCGAGATAATCCATTTGAGAAATACCTTGAATTTCATATGCTGTCTGTTTTCGCTGCATGATTGTTACATCACGAGCATCTACTAATCCCCATGGCGACAACTTCTTTGCCCAACTATCATCTAATACGCGAATAGTACGATTAACAATATATGGTATATCAAAGAATCTTGAATTCCAACCCGTAATTACATCTGGACAATGTGCGTCTGAAGACCAATGCGTAATAAAATCAACTAAGAGTGCTGCTTCTGATTCACATTTATAATAAACTACTCTATGTGTTTTCATATTAGAGCGTGTGACGTCATAATCTCCACAACCCCACACATAATATGTATTATCTTTATTGTTTTTAATTGTTATGGCTGTGATTTCGTGTAATGCTTCGTCTGGTTCTGGGAAACCTTGATCAGATGCAACTTCAATATCAAGTGATGTTACATTAATTGCATTACGATCGAATTTGATATCACCAGGAAATTCATCTTGAATAAATGCAGATTGATGACGAATATTACCATAAATCTGTCTACCTGCGACATGTTTATTTGTGTGTATCCATTCTTTAGCATCTCTCATAGAATCCATAGGCACAGGTGCAACGGCCTTACCATCAAGGGAAGTCCACGTTGATTCGTTTGGAGTTGTTACAAAAAGAGTTGGTTTATATTTAATTCGCTTCTTAATTGCATTACCATGATCATATCCACGATAAAGAAGCATATTACCATATCTGCTTACATTAGTATAAAATTTCAAAAGTCACCATTATAATTATCAGTCGTTGGGTATATTATACCACATTTTTTATCACTTGTACATGCTTAAATTCATAGGGGGAAAATTATTTCCCCCCATGAAAG